ATACCTCTACTTGTACATTTGCTGAATCTGCTCTCAAAAATATTTCATCTATAGCTCCACCTCTTGCGGTAACTGCTGTACCACCTGCATTTGCTTCAATATCTGTAGATGTTAAAATAAAACTTGCATCTGGATCTACAGTAATACCCGCAACATCACCACCTGTGTCTTCTAAAATAACTCCTACTGCATTTGTATCATCAAGATTAGTTATTCTAATATATTCTACAGCAGATCTTTTAAAAGCTCCAGGAGCCCCAGCTTCACTACCATTATCTACTAAATCAACAACTTTTACTTGATTTGTATTTGGTAAATTTAAAACACGAACATCAATATTATCTATACTTGCAAAAGTTTTAGTTATTGTTTGCGCATGTGATCTATTGTCCGCAGAAGTACTGTGCGTTACAGTTAATGCTTCTGTAATTGTTACTGTCAACGTACCACCTGATAATCTAGTTGCCATTTTATGTAGTTTTTAATTTTTTAATTTTTTCTTTAAATATGCCTAATGGCATAATTTTACATTTACTATATTTTTTTGGTCGCTTCCAAACAACCTTATAATAATAATCATCTAATATGGGCACTTTGTATTTAACAAGCTCTCCTTTATTGTTTGACTCATTTATGTCTACACGATAATGAAAAGCTCTTTTATGTTGTTTCTTGTCTAAATATAAGTAACCCATATCTCCTGGCAAATGTATTAGTTCGTTTTTTTGAACTAAATCTCTTGCCAATATTTCAAAAAACTTTTTGATTACAGAATAATATGTTTTGTAATCAAGTTGTTTTTTCCTAAATTTTTTTTGCCCCTTTAGCCATTCTCCCTTTACTAATACAGCTTTTTTTATATTGTTATATATATCTCTAGCTGTTTCATATTTATCCCTGTGTTTGCGGCTGAATAATTTTTGTTGTGTCTGCATTATCAGTTATTGAATCATTTAATGATGTTAGTGACGCTTGCATTTCTGCTGATAATATTCTTCTATTTAACTCACTAATCATTTCCTGTGGCAAAGGATATTCTAAATCATCACTTGTCCAAATATTATTTTCAGTTGGATTTTTTAATAAAGCAAAAACAACCATAATATAAGACTTAGGAACTGTATTGTATCCTCCTACAGTTGATCTATCCACAGATTTTAAATTATCTATTGTTAAAGTAACTTTATCTGCTTCAGAAGTAAAGATGTGTGCTGTTGGAGTACTATGTGTAAATCTATTGTGTTTTTTATGATAATATTCATCTCTTGTTATAACAGATACATCAGTTCCACCGCGTCTACCTGAATAATCATTATCATTTATAGTAACAACTCTTACAGTACCTAATCCATGTTTAGAATTATTTGTTACTAAATGTGGTATTCTTAATCTTATAATACCATAATCAAGTGGTTCTTCAAAAAAATATGAATGTGTAAGTTCTAACGCATCAGTATCTTGTACTTCAGATACGGCACTATCGAATTTACTTAAACCAGCAGCATTGGCTGTTCTTGCAGAAAAAGGTATTATAAATGATGAGCTTACTGTGTGTGTGTCGTGATAGTCTTTCCAAACAGTTCGTGTTTCTTGATCATCAGCCTGTGTAAGACTTAATCTTTGATAACAATCAATAGGCACCCCTCTACCATCAGCAATCATTTCGCCCAAAATTTGAGCTCTATAATAATGTATCCAAAACTTTATCTGTTGTGTAGATATATTTTGTTCAGAGTTAGTATTACCGCCATAAGCGATGTTTTTAATATTATATGCTAATTCATTTAAAGTTGCCATACCACTTACAAAAATACTTTAATTTATTCGTATAAACAACAATAGGCCCTTAGCTGTAAAGCATGCAGACCTATTATTGCGCAGGGAGCAAAAAGCTCTTATATTGATTTGCTCTGCTCTGTCTCAATCGATTGCGATTGAATATTCATACTTTCTATATTTACAACCATTTTTCTTACAGCCAAATCCAATATCTCTCGTTGATATATTTCTTTAACCCTATTGCTATCGTCATCATTAAAAACGTCATCTCTATTTCTGAATATAAGCTGTACTGCTTCTGCTTCACCTGTTGCTCTTGTAGGTCTAAAATAAACTTTTGCAACATTGTTCATTCCATGTCTAACATAACAATACGGATTTATATCAGAAGGTTTTTTAAAAGGATCAGATGTATGCTCGTGATCCCAAAAATCTTTTGTACCTATAATTTTATGATTATTTCTTGCATAAGGCACTCCATCATCGTCAAGCAAAAATGTTCTAAAATGAATTAGATGAATATAATCTTTATGCAAATCCATTCCAAAACTACTCCAAACAGTTTCTTCATCTGTGTCATCACTTGATCCTACTTGTTCTGTATGTACAAAAAACATCAACGCATCACGAGATATTTGTTCTTGATCGTAAAACTCATAGTGATGATTTATAAAAGCCATAATAGCTTGATCTAAGAATTTATTCTTTTCATCATCTGTAAAATAAGGCTGGTCAGCTTTATCTAACAGAAGATCAATCATATCATATGCTTCTTGTAAATTCACTACTTAACTCCAGTTTCTTTTTTAATGTCCTCAATAACATCATCCGAAAGTTCTTCTAGTACTACTTCTTGTTTTGTTTTAGGTAGATTACCTCTTAGTTGATTTTTAAGTAATGCATAAATATCAGAGTTATCTTTTAACCACATTACTGCTTGATCTTCCGATAGTCCAATATTTGTAGAACCATACTTATATGTACCATTAATAAATGTAAATACTTTCTTTTCTAAACATTCTTTAATAAATACTTTGTATGGTGCATCTGCATCATTTAAATATTCTAAAAACTTTACTGGATTATCGCTAGCATAAGAAATAATCTTTGCTTTACGAACATTATCATCCCAATCACCAGACAATCCAATTAGTCTGCATAGGTTTTCTATTTCTTTTTTTGACAACCCTGCTGCTGCAGTAACTGAGTCAGCTTTTGCTAACGCTTCTTCTGCTGCTTTGTTTTCTTGTGCTGATATATCCTCTAATGTAAACTTACCGCCCATCATTGGATGATCTTTTAAGAACTCATAAATTCTTCTGTCGTCTTCATCATTAATATCTAAAGGCACAACTGCTTGATGCATTTCCCAACCACTAACTACTAATCCATTTGGATCAATAAGTTCGATTAGTTTACCTTTTCTGTTTTTGTAGTTCCCAAACTTTGCATAGTTAAACTTGCCTGGGTTACTTGATTTGATTAATACTATGTGTTTCATTTTAAATAGTTTTAGTTAATTACTCCCTTACTTTTGATTTGTTGGATCACCTTGTTTAGTTCTTACAACTTGATTTTTACCAGTTATCCAAGTTTTATTAGCCGATTTGTTTAGCCATTTAAGACCACCGCTTCCTTTTACGCTAATATGGAAAGCTCTTTTTTTTACTTGTTTTGGTTCGTTTGTAATATCTACAACCTTACCATCTCTTACTGCATATACTGTCTTCATATTGCAAATATAAGAATAATGGAGGGGACAAGCCCCTCCGTTACTCTAATTATTCAACTATTAGTTGTCAAATGTAATTGCACCATCAGCTTTACCGAATGCTTTTACATACCAAACAGTTCCATCTGAAAGTAATTCTACTCTATCTCCTTTTACAGAAGCAGATGAAAAAGTAATTTTAGTGTTTGCAGTAGCACCTGAATCTCCACTAGTACCAGCTGTAGAATCATAGTGATTACCAAAGAAATCTTGCGAAGCAGCAGCTTGCACAACTGTACATACAGCTGTATCATAATCAGCTGTTAGGATAATTTCTAAAGTAGCACCAGCTTCATTTTCACATGAAGGCAATGTAATATCTACACCGTTAGCACCCATAAGGATTACTTTACCAAAATCAGCTTTAGTTAAAGTTGTATCAGCAGATACTACTTTTGTTACAGCAGCAGTTTGTATTTTTGGTATAAAAAGCGCTTCATCAACGCCAGTTAAAGCAGATCCATCTTTTGCATCTACTCCTGTTAAGAATCCTGCAACTGCAGTTCTTAACTTATTAAAATCAAATTTCAAAGCCATTTCTATTTATTTTAAATATTAATAATTAAGGTATTGCCGTTTAAGCTTCTCTTCCGTCAATACCAGTTAAGTGATTATTGAGGGGTTACTTAGATATGTACTTCACCCCTCTCTAATCGTTAGTTATTATACAGCAGCGTACGATATATCAGAAATTGCAGCAGCAGAATGACCTGAATTTACATCTACTAATCAAACATACTTGGCCAAATATCAAGAATCTATGTTGTTACATGGTGTGCTTACAGAGTGTTTTAGATTTTTAAAAGGCCCCATGGATATGTACAACCTTTATGAAAAGAAGTACAATGAAGAAGTACAGAATTTTGCCCTACAACAAATGGGTAGAAGAAGACGAGCTGAGTATGAT